TTGATTTCATTTTTTTCTTTATTAATTTAACTAAGTTTCCTAAGGTAAAATGGCGTGATAATAACCCTAAGTAAAGATGAAGTGAGAGTCTGCACTATGCTTGCAGTAGAAAGATGGTTGGCTAAGTTTGGTTCTACTGACCAACCTAACTACGCACAGGGTAAAGCAGATGGTAAGTTAGAGCCTGAGATTAATGCCAACATACGTGCTAATGTATGTGAGTGGGCTGTTGCTAAGCACTATAATCTTGCTTGGAATAATCCTTGGTACCCTAATGTGCTACATAAGAAGCGTCACTCATTACCAGATGTTGGTAATAATGTAGAGGTAAGGTCTATCAGAACTCAAGACAGCATACCATTCTGGCGTAAAGATGAAGGTAAGGTTATCATTGGTACTAAATGTTTAGACCTAGAATATTTTTCTGAGGTAGAAATATTTGGTGCTGCATATCCTGAAGAGTTTACTAAGCCTGAGTATTATGATTCATATATAAATGGTTGGCGTATACCTATAAGTGGGTTCACTCATGAGTAGTTATGGCAAACGTAAAGGTTCAGCATTTGAAACTGGTGTAGTTAGATGGCTTAGGTCTAAAGATATATTAGCCGAGAGATTGACTAAGGCTGGCGCAAAAGATGAAGGTGATGTAGTTGCTTTCTTAGAAGGAGAAGCAATTATATTAGAATTAAAAGCAACAAAGAAGTTAGACTTACCACAGTTCTGGCGAGAAGCACAAGTAGAAGCAGAGAATTATGCTAAGGCTAGGGGATTAAAAGAAGTACCATATAAGTTTGTAATAGTTAAACGTAGACAGGCAGGAATAGATAAGGCTTGGGTGGTGGAAGACTTTGAACAGTGGACTAAGAGGGCAGGCAAATGACTTACCAGATATTAGAGAAGTACTTATACACTACGGAGCACAAGTACGACAAGGACACGGGCAAGTTAATCTCAAGTGTCCATTCCACTCCGACACACACCAGTCGGGAAGTGTTAATCTCGACAATAACATATACATCTGCTTCGCCTGCGGAGTCCAGGGTAACAGTTTACAAATTATCGCACAGCAGGAAAGGGTAGATATACGTGAAGCAAAGTCAATCGCAGAGAGAATTGTTGGACCAAGCAACTCAGAGATACGCGGCAAACATTTATCAGGCAGAGGATTACCTAAGAAGCAGAGGTATCTCAATGGAGGCAGCACGTCTGGCTCGATTAGGCGTAGTAGGGGAGCCTGAAATTGGACATGATTCTTTTCAAGGAAGATTATCTATACCTTACATCACTAAGACTGGTGTCGTTGACCTGCGGTTTCGTTCTCTTAATCCAGCAGTTGAACCAAAGTATATGGGTATGACTGGTGCGGAAACAAAGATGTTTAATGTATTAGATATAGAACGAGCAGGAGATTTCATAGGTGTATGTGAAGGAGAGTTAGACACAATTACTTTATCTAGTTGTGTTGGTATTCCTTGTATCGGTGTACCTGGTGCTAATAGTTGGAAGAAACATTACACTAGATTACTTGCCGACTTCGAAAGAGTATTCGTATTTGCAGATGGCGACCAACCAGGAAAAGAATTTGCTAATAGTTTAGCAAGAGAACTACCAGTTACTATCGTACAACTACCAGACGGAGAAGATGTTAATAGTGCATATGTTAAATACGGTGCAGATTACATAAGAGAGAAGGCAGGACTTAATGAATAAAGAGATTCCTCCATGCCCTCAGTGTGGTGAGCGATTCGAAAATGTGTTCGAAGCAACTGACCATTTATTAGAAGATGATGAAGAGTTTGACCCAGCCTTGGTTCTACCTAATGGTGCAAGATTAATGATAGGTTCTTTACTTAGATGTTTATTTAAGTATGCTGATAAACCTGAACAGATAAAGTCAATAACCCAGTCTACATATATGACATTGTTTACGGCTGAGACACAGCCCGAAGCAATCAAAGATATAGTGGAAGAGATGATAGTCGAATCACAGATGATGGAAATAGATGATGAGATTAAACAACTACTCGAAGGGGGAAAGCAATGACAAGAATAGAAGAACTTGATAGGCAAGAACAATGGAATATGTGGTACTATGAACGACTACAACAGTCAGTCAACAAAGTAATAAGTTCAATACCTGAAGAGGGGAATAACAGTGAGTAAAGAATGGGAACTTAGGCAACCGCCAAGTGCTGATTCATTTGAAGTATCAGTAGCACATACATTTCAAGAACTATTAGATTTACTTTTATCTAAGCATAAAGATTACGGACCAAAGAATATATCTGATTCACCTGGTGGACCAGTCAATGGATTAAGAGTTCGTATGCATGATAAGTTGGCACGGATTAATAACTTAGTAGACAATGGCAAAGAACCTGAGCACGAAAGCCTTGAAGATTCCTTTAAGGACATGGCGAACTATGCAATCATAGGGTTGTTAGTTCTTAGAGGAAAGTGGGACAGATGAAGGTTATAGTCTGCGTGTCTGATTTGCAGGTACCATACCATGACAGGAAGGCAGTCTCCGTACTGTCTAAGTTTATAAAACAATATAAACCTGACGAGGTAGTATCGGTTGGGGATGAAATGGATATGCAGACTATTTCAAAATGGAGTAGGGGTACTGACCTAGAGCATGAGAAGTCTATTGCTAAGGATAGAGATGAAACCTACCGAGTACTTGAATCATTAAAAATTAAACATATGATTCGTAGTAATCACACAGATAGATTATTTAATACAATTAAAACAAGAGCACCAGGTCTTGCTGGATTGCCCGAACTAGAGTTAAAGAACTTCTTAAAACTTGACAACTTGGGCATTACTTACCATGAAAAACCATATGAACTAGCACCTAACTGGTTGTTACTGCATGGTGATGAGGGTAATGTGCAACCTACTGCAGGTGCTACTGCATTAGGACTAGCGAAGAGAGCGGGCATGAGCGTAGTCTGTGGGCATACTCACCGTATGGGTCTAACACATTACACACAGTCATACTTTGGCGGACATCCTAAAACTTTATGGGGCTTAGAGGTCGGTTGCTTAATGGACTTTAAGTTTGCTAAGTATGTAAAGGGTGGATTATTTACATGGCACAAAGGATTTGGTGTGCTATATGTAGACGGAAATAAAGTTATACCCCATCTTGTTCCAGTTAATATGGATGGTTCATTTGTGTTTGATGGGAAGGTTTGGAAGTAGTATGGATTTTGAACGCATTGAAAGGTGGGACTATATAGTAGTCGCTGTATCCTCTGAGTATCATAAGAAGTTTTCTATGGTTGAACTAGAGGATATAAAGCAATCACTCTATCAATGGTTCGTAGAACATCCTAATAAATTAAATGAATGGGAAGCGATAGGTGAGAAGGATGCAAAGAATTTAATCTATCGTAGCCTACGCAATCAAGCATTAGATTATTGTCAAAGATGGAAAGCCAAGTCTGTTGGCTATGATACAGGTGATTTATATTACTATGAACCTGATATGGTGGAAGCAATTCTTCCAGCAGTATTGCGTGGTGATTATGGTGTAACTCACAAGTTAAATCTAGGTCGTCCAGGTCGTCCATCTGCACCTAGTGAGGGTGGTAATCTTACAATAATTATGTTAGAGGTGGACGCTGCGTATTGGAAGTTGAGTAAAGACGACAAGAAGATACTTTTCTTCCGACACGCAGAGTCCCTTGACTTCAAAGAGATAGCAAATCTCCTTGAGTTATTCAGCGAGGACACAGCACGCATGAGACATAAGCGTGCAATTAAAAGATTAATAAACAAAATGGGTGGCTTCAAGCCATATAGAGATAACGACTTCTCAGATAAAGAGCATGAAGAAGAAGATACCATAGAAGAGACAGACAATAGCACTCACAGCGAGAGTGGGAATGAGAATGGGAGCGATGAAGAATAATCCTTTAAAGAAAATTCTTCTCATACCATAACTCTTCCTGCTCTGCTGGGTCTACCCACATAGTCTCACCATAGTCAGCCCAGAACTTTGCTAGCATTTCATCTTGTTCATCTTGTTCTGTAATGTCAGTCATCATCTCCCCACATTCTATCAGGTTCAAAGCATACACAATCAATCTCATCACAGTTGTCACAGGTTTGGTTAATACCTAGTGCAACATCATCACCCATTAAATACATAGGCTCACTCATCATCGTCCTCCTCTATGCCAAACATGTCAGCAAATACTTTGTTTGCTTCTTTAAGTATTTGAATTGCATCTTCCATGCTAACCTCCTGTTGAATAGAACCCAGTACCCTTAAAGATAACAGGGTTTGCTTGATACTCTCTTACCATTTCTCTATTACATTGTGGACACTCAACTAAGTCATCTCGGTTATCAACGCTACGACTTAATTCTAATAGTGCCTTGTCATCATTACATCTATATGAATAAGTTGGCATCATATCTCCTCGTCATCTGGTGTTGGTGCTGTTGCAAGAGTGCCACATAAAGCACACTCCATATCTAGAAAGTACATATCAATCTCACCTGTCTCCTCATCGAAGATAGTCTTTAAGTTCCATACATTACAACCACATGGACATAAGGTAGTGGCTCTACCTCTGATGTCCATAGCGGATTTGTAATCAGGCTTAAGTTCTGTAATGTGTTTAGGTTTAATTAGTAGTACCCTTCTTTAGTAAAGAACTTCCACGCTAGACAAGGGGTGTGGTATCTGTTATAGATATAATCCAACCCTCGTTCTATCTGTCTAGGCGCAGGAGTCTTTGGGTCAAGCCCTAATAATTGTGGAATACCTCCAGCATTCTTACCCATTACTTTAATTTTATTGTATGCATTGGGTCTCCAATTGCTTTCTTTAGTCCACAATTTATTAAGGCATGACCATTGTTTATATTGCCACTCGTATAACTTATCCTGAGCATAAGACTTACTGTCCATTACTGTCCAGCCCTTCGAAACTTCTTGCGGAGTTGGTTCGGGTTGACCAGTTGGTATAGCAAATCTGATACCAAGCATAAGCAATATCCCCATGCCGAGCACCAATATAAATACTTTTCTCATATCAAACCTTTTCTTCTTTCGTCTACTCGTATTCATTGTCGAATAGTCCTTCTATATCTTCTCTGTCGCTAGATAATTCTTCGTATGTAATGTATACCAAGTCGTCAAGTTCTCTGATAAGTGTACTTACTTTATCAGCAGACCAACCTGCTACCATATCACTAGTAATTATCCCTTGCCAGATTATATTACTATCCACTTATTCCCCTTTCTATCATAGTCTTTCTTACCTTTCTTGCAAAGTTAACCTTGTTAGCAAGCGTTGCTTTCTTTATACTCTTGCCAAGCATAAGCAATCTTTCGCCAGGCATTGTACCACCATATATACCATAGTGCAACTGTGGTCCACGCTTACCTAGTTCTAAACAATTAACTTTGGCAGGACAATTCTTACATATAGACAGGGCAGCAACAGCCTTATCTACCTCTGCTTGCGCTCTCTGTCTCTGCTCTGTGGTATTAGTCCACTTCTCGCCAAACTCTTTCTCGGCTTCACCACCGAACCATAGGTCAGGGTCATCATGCCCAACACATAGACCATTACTTACATCAAGGTCTAGGTCGTCAGATATATAACCAAATGAACTATAAGTTAATCCTGAACCCCAACCACCCATTAGTTATGTATTCCATGAGTAAAGCAGATAGCCTGAACTGCCATCTGTAGTTCTGATGTCATCTCTTTTAACTCATCATCTGATAAGTGTTGAGCGTCAGCCTTTCGTATGAAGCAAGTCCATACATAATTATTTTCTAACATGCTATCCTCTCTTGTTAGCGTAGGTGGGGCAATCTCCCCACCCACAATTAACTAGTTTATTATGGGCGGAATACTACTGAAGTGTATCCATCGAGTCGTGAGTGCTTAGCAACTAAGCCCTTCTCACCAGTTAGATGTTGGTACTTACCATTACCTAACGATACCCATACTGACTTAGGCTTGAACCTAGTCTGATTAGGTAGTGCTTTAAGTACTGTGCCTCTTGGTTCATATCCGTCAGCGTCCTCTAGGTCAAACTGAATTGTTGCCAACTCATCTGATAGGTCTGCTAATGTTAGCGATATGCTAGCCAAGTAGTTTTCTATCTGTTCTGCTGTCGTGGTTGTCATACTTTACCTTTCATTGTTAAACGCTCAGCAATTTACCAAGCGTACCGATAGTGATTATATCACTACCAATTCTAGAAGTCAAGTGGTTCTTTACTGTACCACTTATTACTTAAGTATCCATACTCCTCGCCTATCACCTTCTTTTGATTAGGGTGATAGCATAGGCAATCTAAGAAGTTTGCTTGACAATCAAAGCAACTCTCACACATCTGACAATAGTATTCGTTCTCCCATAGGTCTACTATTGACTCGCAACTAGGACACTCGAACTTGTTGTCCTCATATAGCGAAGGGTTGAAGTGGTCATCTGATACCACAATATCATACACACTAGGCTCATCACCATAGGTATAATTATAGGTGCTAGTGCGTGGCGTGGATACGATAGGCTTATGAGAGTTATTACTCCACCATACACCATTGTCGTCCCAACTACCTAAACTTTCGTTGATAATATAAATCTTATACTGTGCGCTAGGGTCATTGGTCATGATAGCAACCTTGTTGCCACTAGCCCATGAACTAATCATATCATATACATAGTCGTCATCTAACGCAGACACACCACCTAGTCTAGGCAATAACTCCTCTGCCATAATCCTAGTGTCGCTACGCTTATCACCTTTAGGTATATGAATATCTAACACACCATTGTGCGCTAAGTAAGTATCGTGCTCACCCACTACCTTAAATGGGTGGCA